CGTTAGCCATTTTGCTGCTCCTCATCATATCGACCCTGCAAGGCCGATTAGTTTCTCCACAAAACAGAGAAGAACACCTGCGGTGGCAGCCGCCCGGATGGATTGGGTTATGAGCCCGTCGTCCGGTGATGCTCTTCTCTGTTTTGTAAAAAGGACGGTACCAGCCGGAAGCAAGGGTACAAACTGGTACCGCCAGGACTACACACAGCATAAAGTTGTGGTGCCGGGTGCCTCCCGGTGCCTGGCGAAGGTTGCACACCAGACGGGTGGGTATCCACAGAAGGTCGACTGTCAGCCTCAACCTTAACCCGCGTGCGCTGAGCCGCATTCACCACAACGCTAAGGATTCTCTTTGGTTGAAAATACTTAGCTGTTATGTGCCTGTCTTTTCACCACTTCAGGCTCGGTGGTATCCTTTTAAGCCCGTATACATAAAAGGAAAATCAAATGACTTTTGATGAAAAAGAACTTGATAATGCAATTAATAAAATCATCGTAACGTCGCTCTTTTCCTGTCTCAGCGACACTCAGCAGAAACAGTTCTACGAATCGGCTTTCAACATGATCGAGCGTTGTTGTTTCTGCGATGCCGACGAGTTACCTGAAAAAATCAGGAAACAGTTGGCTGATGCTCTTCGAGTGCGACTTTCTGACCAATTTTCTGAAATGTACTCTCCGAATTTGGACAAATAGAAAAAGGCCATTTCCATTCAGGGTCTGATGGAAATACTTCAGCCTGTTCCAAAGCACGGCGTAAAGAGAACACAACTCCAGCCATAATCTGATGTTTCCCATTGGTCCAGCTATCGCCGCTCTGATCTACAGGGGCGGCTATGTCGTATGACCAAACGACTTCACAGTTATTGTTTAAAATCTGGACTTTCATTTCATACACCTGCTTTAACATGAGTGCATAGTGGCACAACATGACTCAACGAATCATCCTGGACTTCATATGCCCCAGGCGGCTACTTCGTGGGCGTCCTGCCTGTTCGTTATCTTTGATATAAAATCTAACTTAACTTAGTTATTATAGCAAGAGAAAACACCAAACTTTTCTTAGTTCGGTGCCTTAGTTAGAGAAGAGAGGTCTTAGAGTTCGTATTGAACTCCTTTGACTACACCAATGATAAGGCAATTACCATTGATAGGGATGTTGGGATACCGAGGATTTAATGGCACTAAAAACTTTTGAGGGCCATCGATGACTAATTTTTTTACTGTAGCTTCGTTTGTTCCATCAAGTCGAGCGATTACTATTTTTCCATGACGAGGTTCTGCATCTGGATCTACAATCACTGTTGCGCCTTCTGGTATTGTTGGGAGGCCATTAGGGTTAGTCATGGAGTCACCTTTAACCTCTAATGCAAATGAGTTATCACCAATCTTTAATGATGTATCTACCCACTTGTCCACTTCACTAAACACTTCTGCTGCCCTGCACTCAGTAAACTGCCCAGCCTGAACCCACGATATTACAGGAACTCTGCGCATGTTTGTGACGAGTTTGCCTTCAAACTCAGCACCATAAAGAATGTAATCTATTGACGTATTGAAGAACTTCGCTAATTTCGAAAGTGCCTCCCCACCAGGGGTATTGATGTCTTTCTCCCAGTACCCCACAGCAACGTCGCTTACTCCACAAAATTTACCCAATTCTTTCTGGGACGTTCTGGTAACTCTTCTCAGAGCTTTTATACGCTGACCAACCGTTTCCATAGGAGCACCATTTCTTGAATTGCTAAGTAATCTTAGTTTTTATTGACCAAAGATAGATTTGTAATTAGCATCTAATAAAACTTAGTTTGGAGGGCGTATGACAACTGACGATATCGAAAGCTACTTCGGCAGTATTGAGAAAGTTGCTGCTTTTTTCGGCATAACAACTGAAGCCGTTTATCAGTGGCGAAACCGTCCGGGCCAGTTAATTCCAAAAGGACGTGCAGCAGAAGCTGCATATAGAACTTGCGGACGGTTGCCATTTAAACCTGAGCTTTATGAAAAATCTAATGGATAAATCGATTAACAGAAACCACAGAACGATGAGGCTAACCGTGGGTAAGCATCACTGGAAAGTAGAAAAACAGCCTGAGTGGTACGTGAAAGCTGTCAGAAAAACTATCGCGGCGTTGCCGGGGGGTTACGCTGAAGCTGCTGAGTGGCTGGATGTAACAGAGAACGCTTTATTCAACCGCCTTCGTGCAGATGGCGATCAGATTTTCCCGCTGGGATGGGCAATGATTTTACAGCGCGCGGCTGGCACTCACTACATTGCGGATGCTGTCGCACAGTCTGCTGGTGGGGTGTTTGTATCGCTTCCTGAAATTGAGGAAGTAGAGAACGCCGATATAAACCAGCGCCTGCTGGAAGTCATCGAACAGATCGGGAGTTACTCAAAGCAGATTCGTTCGGCAATCGAAGATGGGGTAGTGGAGCCACACGAGCAGACAGCAATTAATGATGAGTTGTATCTGTCAATTTCGAAGCTCCAGGAGCATGCAGCACTGGTCTACAAAATCTTTTGCGCTCCAGAAAAGAGTGACGCCCGCGAGTGTGCAGCTCCGGGCGTCGTGGCGTTTTGTGTCTGTGGAGAAACTAACGCATGAACAGTTTAACGGCAAATAACCGTTTGTCGCAACAGCTGGTGGTCAGCGTCGCTGAACACCTGTTGTTACGGCATGAATGCAGATTACCAAATCACCTGGCTGTAAGTAACCACAGAGAACTTTACCTGACTGTGGGGGGCGAGTTGTGCAGGAACTTAACCGCTGGTTTCGTGACGGAAGAGGGCTTTATGTCCATGTTATTCGTTGGGAGCCAGAAACACAGCGCGTTATCTATCTTCGCAAAGACTACCCGCATGAGTGCTTTAGTCCTTTGTGGAAATTCAGGCGTGATTTTGTTGAGTGTGAAGGACCACCAGCACATTGATTCTGCCATTCCGGGACGTTACACTGTTCAGGCACCTTATAAAGCGGGTGCCGGGATTGGCGTCCTGGAGAAGGCTACCGCGTACAACCGCGTAGATGCGGTTTTTTTGTACGCATTATTTTGTCACGCCCAAATTATGGTGGGGCGTACAGGGGCATCGCAAGATGCGCCGGTAAGGGTAGCCGCCGGTAACGCCAACTCTGTACGTCTCACCACCTCTATGATTGGCGTCTTATGTGGTGAGTTTTTTAAGCTTGCTACCGAGGCTGCCATTATGGCTACGATCCCAACCTTTGTTCACCCTGAAATCACGATCATCAATGGTCGTGCTGTCACTACATCTCTTGCAGTTGCTAACTACTTTACTAAACGGCACGAGCGGGTTTTAGATAGAATTCGAAACCTTGAATGCTCCGCTGAATTTGCTGAACACAATTTTGTGTTAAGTGGTTATACCGACGCTTCAGGCCGCAAACTACCTTGCTATCAAATAACCCGCGATGGCTTTGCGTTTCTTGCTATGGGTTTCACGGGTAAACGTGCTGCCCAGTTCAAAGAGGCATACATCAATGCCTTTAACCAGATGGAGAAACAGCTTTCAAAGCCCGCTGTACCGAGCGACGTTGCACATAACGCCAGCGTTCTCTATTCCTACATTTCATCAATTCATCAGGTCTGGTTGCAGCAGCTTTATCCCATGCTGGAAAAAGCTGAATCACCTCTGGCTGTAAGTCTGTATGACCGAATTAACGATGCGGCATTTCTTGCCCGTCTTATTCATTCGTCGCTGAACTCTTCAGAGGTAAGGGGGCGCAAATGATCCGGAATATTTTCAAACGATTTACCAATCAGACTTTCCGTTGTCCTCGCCCCGGTCAGTGGTACACCACGCCTGCAGGGCATGTTCTACGTGTTAGCCTGGTTGACCGTGAATGTCAGAAGGTGGTTTGTGAACCGCTGGGCCGTAATTACCGCGTCAGTATGCCGCTTATAGCCTTTCGCTCCGGAAAAAACATGAAGCATCTCGGAGGTGCAGCATGAGTATGGAGCTGATGGTTAAAGCGATGAAAATTCGAGTGGGTAATCCATTGCGAAAACTGGTTCTGATCAAGCTGGCTGATAATGCCAGCGATCAGGGTGAGTGCTGGCCCAGCTACCAGCATATTGCTGACCAGTGCGAGATTAGCAAACGTTCTGTGATGAATCATATTGCGGCCCTTTGTGAGTCCGGGCTGGTAAAAAAAGTCACCCGGAAAGGTGAAAAAGGTAACTCAAGTAATATCTATCTCCTTCATCTTGATGGTGCAGGAGATTCACTAGGGGGTAGTGCAAATAATTCACTATCTGGTGCAGCAAATTCACCAGGTAGTGCAGGAGTTGCACCAGGGGGTAGTGCAGGAGATTCACCCAGAACCAGTCACTCTTTTGAACCAGTCAAAGAACCAGTCAAAGAACCAGTCAATGAACCAATAGCTGTTGGTGCATCTGCTGATGAGTCTGTGCGAGTTCGTTCAAACCGACCGGAATACTCTCCGGAGTTTGAGCAGGCATGGCTGGCCTATCCCAAACGTGCTGGTGGCAATTCAAAATCTGCAGCCTTCAAAGCCTGGAAAGCCCGTTTGAATGAGGGGGTAAACCCCGAAACCATGCTGGAAGGTGTGAAACGCTACGCGGGCTGGGTATCTGCGATGGGTAACAGCGGCACACAATTTGTGAAACAGGCTGTCACGTTCTTTGGTCCGGATCGTCATTTCGAAGAATCCTGGGAAGTTCCTGCGGTATCTGCAGCCAGACGCGAGGACCCGTACTTCAAAGCCAGTTACGACAACGTGGACTACAGCCAGATCCCGGCAGGATTCAGGGGGTGATCATGAGTCTTTTGAATGAAGTTCAGAAATTCATTGAAGCCCATCCGGGGTGTACTTCCGGAGACATTGCGGATGCTTTTGCAGGTTACTCACGGCAGCGCGTTCTGCAGTCAGCAAGCAAGTTACGTCAGAGTGGGCGTGTGGCTCACCGTTGTGAAGGGGATACACGCAGACATTTCCCGCGCCTGACTGAGAGAGCGCAGGAGCCGGAACCACAACCAGTTCGTGAAACCAGACCTGTGCGCAATTTCTATGTCGGCACTAACGATCCCCGGGTGATTTTGTGCCTGACCCGCCAGGCTGAAGAACTGGAGTCCAGGGGCTTATACCGTCGTGCTGCAACCGTGTGGATGGCGGCATTCCGTGAAAGCCACTCCCAGCCAGAACGAAACAATTTTCTGGCACGTCGTGAGCGGTGCTTACGGAAAAGCAGCAAGCGCGCTGTATCGGGTGATGAGTGGTATCTGTCAGGGAATTACGTGGGGGCTTAATGAGTAATAAATATTGCCAGGAGCTGGTGGAGCTGCGGAACAAACCAGCCCATGAACTGAAGGAAGTGGGCGATCAGTGGCGCACGCCGGATAACATTTTCTGGGGAATTAACACCCTGTTTGGCCCGTTTGTCCTGGATCTGTTTACTGACGGTGATAACGCCAAATGTACCGCGTATTACACGGCGGAAGACAACGCGCTGGCGCATGACTGGTCAGAACGTCTTGCGGAGCTTAAAGGTGCTGCCTTTGGTAATCCCCCATACAGCCGCGCCAGTCAGCATGAGGGGCAATACATCACCGGCATGCGTTACATCATGAAACATGCCAGTGCCATGCGTGATAAAGGCGGGCGCTATGTTTTCCTGATCAAAGCTGCCACCAGCGAAGTGTGGTGGCCGGAAGATGCAGATCATATTGCTTTTATTCGCGGGCGTATTGGTTTTGAACTGCCTGCCTGGTTTATCCCGAAAGATGAGAAGCAGGTGCCGACAGGCGCTTTCTTCGCTGGTGCTATTGCTGTTTTCGACAAGACCTGGAAGGGACCGGCAATCAGCTACATCGGGCGCGATGAACTTGAGGCATGTGGTGAGGCGTTTCTGGCGCAGGTTCGCCAGCAGGCGGAAAAACTGGTCAGGGAGATGGCGGCATGACGACGTTAACTCAATGCCAGCAGCAGGTGCTGGATATGCTGATTTCTTATCAGAAAGAACGTGGCTTCCCGCCAACCAATCAGGAGGTGGCAACCATGCTGGGATACCGTTCAGTGAATGCAGCGGTGGAGCATCTTCGCGCACTGGAGAAAAAAGGCGTCATCACGATAAAGCGTGGTGTGGCCCGGGGGATCACGCTTCATACCGTGGTGAAGGACGACGACAGCGAGGCGGTCGGGATTATCCGATCACTGCTTGCCGGTGAGGAAAACGCCAGGCTGCGTGCAGCCCATTGGTTACATGAGAGAGGCCTGAAAGTATGAAGCTGATCCTGCCTTTTCCGCCCAGCGTGAACACGTACTGGCGACACCCCAACAAAGGGGCGTTTGCTGGTAAGAGCCTGATAAGCGCGGCGGGGCGGAAATTCCAGAGCGCGGCGTGTGCAGCAATAGTTGAGCAGTTACGTCGTCTGCCAAAACCAACGTCGGCACCTGCATCAGTGGAGATCGTGTTGTTTCCTCCGGATAACCGGATCCGCGATCTTGGACAACTATAACAAGGCGCTGTTTGACGTCCTGACCCACGCGGGTGTGTGGGAAGACGACAGTCAGGTGAAAAGAATGCTGGTGGAGTGGGGACCGGTTATCCCGGAGGGGAAGGTCGAGATCACTATCAGTAAGTACGAAAAAGCGAGTTGCAAATTAGCAACTCGGTAACGGAATTGAGCAACACCCTAAATTTGGGTATTACCTCGTTAAAGATACTGTATTTATGAACAGTGTATCCTTGATAACTATTAAAAATCGCAGTAAGTTCATCCTGCATCAACGAAAAGGGAGTGCAGTCCCGCTCGTGGATAAAAATTTGTGGAGAAACCAATGAATCAGTTGCTTGTAATTGATGGCGTTTCTGTGCGCCAGTACTTCGAATCTAACTACTGTCTTAACGACCTTCAGAAAGCTGCTCTTCTTGCCGCTGGTGAGAATCGCTCCTCCCGTTCGCTGGAAGTTCACGAGTTTATGCGTCGTCCTGAAACGAAGGCTCTTGTGGAATTATTGGAAGAAGAAACTACGGGAGATTCCCGTAGTATTCCTGTCATCACCATTCAGGGGCGCAATGGTGGGACGTATGTCTGTAAAGAGCTGGTCTATGCATATGCAATGTGGATCAGCCCGGCATTCAGCTTAAAAGTGATACGTACTTTTGATGCGCTTCATAATTCATCACCAGAAGAAACCACATCCGACAAAATTAAATCCGGGGTCATTCTGCTTGAATCAGCAGCAAAGACTCTAAATCTGTCAAACTCCTCGAAACTTGGTGCATACCAGAAATTATCAAAGGTAGCTGGTCTTCCTGAACTTATGCCGATCTATGCCATTGATGCACCTGCTGATGCGCCAGATGGTTCAAGCCGCCCTACGCTGTCGCTGAGTGCACTGCTGAAGCAGTATGGTATCCGCCTGACGGCTAATCAGGCATATCACCAGATGGCGAAGCTGGGGATCGTTGAACAACGCGAACGATACAGTCGTACCGCGATTAACAACATCAAAAAATTCTGGTCGCTGACCGCGAAAGGCTGCATGTTCGGCAAGAACATCACCAGTCCTGCAAATCCGCGCGAGACGCAGCCGCATTTCTTCGAATCCCGATTCCCTGAGCTGTTAAAGCTGCTCGATACCGTTCATTGAGGTGACCGTGA